AGCCACGGGTACATCCACGGGCGAGGATATTCCTTATGATCCGATCGGTCACACCGCTACAGTTCCCCCTGGGGACCTCTACGAGTGCGAATACGGTGACGTATGATATCAGCCTAACAAAGAAGCATTTGAATCTGGCGCCTAACTTCTGAGCAGCCACACATCAGCACATATCTGGCGCCTAAGCAGCCACACATCAGGACATATTTCAGGCCTCCTGATCTCGAGCCCGCAGGGCGAGGGTTATGAACCCTCGCCACCGCGAGTTCGTCGAGAGGAAGGAGATATAGGCGTCATGTAGGCACGAGTTCCAACCCTTCCAAGTGTACGAGCGTGAAGCGCGAGCCTTGCACAAAGCAATTCAGTGTGGTTCCAATGGTTCCAATCATTCCAGGAAAAAACATATTAATGGAACTAGAGATTTTTAGGCGTTTTTCCAGCGACGAAGGAGCGCCCTAAAAATCTCGGAATCAATCTTCAGATGAGTCATAAAAGGGCCCCGAGTAGGGCTTGAACGCATTTTCTTTCTTTGTGATTTCCCAAAGCTTCCAGCGGTCCTTTGAGAGCAGCGAAAGGATTGGCACTGTGTTTGTGAACACCCATATCGCAGGTGAGTGGAACCTATACGCTTTATAGTGGTAGCGAGTGTCGAAGACCTTGCCGTTTTTGATTTGTTCGATGCCTGCGTACATAGACCGGAGGTCGTCTTGCTTGAGACCGCGCGGAATGTCGAATATGAAGCAACCAGGGTCTCTGTTGTCAGAGTCTATCAGCACGTTGCACACCAGCTGGGAGATCTCTTTGAAGCAGTTGAGTGGTGGCACGGTGTACCCTCGGCCGTGAATTTCCATCAGTTCCCCGATGGACGATTTGCCGCGTTCTCCGAACGGGTCAATGACTATATTGATTGAACGGTAGTCACGGTTGGGGACGGAGTCCCATATGGTTTGTTGGAATGGGTACAGCCTGTCCATGATTCCCTGATACTGTCTAGGGATGAACACTTCGATGTCTCGATCTGTCCACGGGCCAGCAACGCGGGTCTCGTCTTTGGTCACGTAGAACTCTTTGGAGCCCGCTTTGAGGTTTGGGTTGCATACTGGCTCGAAGTATTCAGGTAGGGGCTCCATTACGGATATGCAGGTCCGTTTATCGCGCTTTATTTTGAGGGAGATGACTCCCTGGTAGTGATCACGGCCTGTGAGTTCGCCACGTTCAAGTTGAAAGCACCATGATTTGCCGTACTTTTTGCACCATGATTTCCAGTCGTAGTCGACATTGTGGGAGCGCCATGACCATATGTAAAGCTTGCGAGACATGGGTAAGTTGGGGGGGTAACTTACCCGGAGAAAAGGTTATGGAGTGCGTTTGGTGCGTTTGGACCGGGGATTATTTTCTTGGCTATGGAGTATTCCAGAAGATGGCCAGCAAGAGGTACTACAAGAGTTCCCGGCCGGGCAAAGCCCCACGCGACCACCTCCTGCCGTTGGTCCCCCCCCCGGGCAACGCCCGACCCCGCCCCTATCCGTTCGTCCCCAAGTCTTACTACTATTTAAAATTTTCTCAGATGTAGTGTAAGACCCCAGGATGCCCTACAGCAAGAGAAACTACCGCTCGTCGCGCCTAGCCCGCATGTCCGTACCTCGCATGATGACCGGGGCAGCGGTTGCTGGAGCCGCTGCTGGCTTAGGTTACCGATCCGGAAAGAAAGTGAACTTTAAGAAAACCCCGAGGGCAACCCCTGCTGCGGATTCGGGCCGTAAGAGGTCTACTCGTCTTCAGCGCAGGAGTGGTGGTTCTCGCACAGGTACTCGTCGCTCCAAGTATCTCAAGGATGCGGGCAATACCGCGGACTACTCGAAGCTATCGGCCTCTTACGGGCGAGGCCAGCCGTACGTGAGGAAGCAGCTTGCTCTGGTGAAATCCAATACCGAACGGACCATATGGGTGTACCGCAATATCAACAAGGCCTGGGGTCAGGCGGGAGCTAACGTGCTTGCTAGTGTACAGACGGGTGCACTGGGTACTGCTGTGGCGGCTCCCGTACACATATTTGACCTGACTTGCGTTCCTAATGCTAACGGTACAACCCAAGTCGGCCAGACCACCGGGCACTCGCTGGGCTTTACTAATGAGACATCAAGCTCTAGTGTCACATGGACCAACCTGAATACTAACGTCGCTGGCAGCACCCAGTGGCAGGCTATGACGGCCCCTAACGCCAACCCCGAGCGCATGGAGGGAGGTATGTCCTATCTTGATTGGGTCAACTGCAAGTTACTGTTCTATGCTATGAGTCAGTTTCCCACCAAGCTACAGATTGACATTGTCCAATTTAGGCGTGATATTTTGGTGCCTGCTCCAGACGCAGGTACATCAACCACAGAGGCGGACGCTTTCTGGCAGAGCCTGAGCCATGTTTACATGTGGAACCCGATCCATCCAGTCAACGGGAACTACCGCAAGAACTTGAAGGTTCTGAAGAGCATTACTGTGGAGATGGATGCCAAGGAGACTGACGAGAACACACCGTGCCGGTACAAGGAGGTCAATTTGTTTCTGAAGCTGGGCCGCAAGCTGAACTATCGGTGGCTTGAGCAGGACCAGGCGGGTTTCGGTGCAACGGGCCCTACCGCTGAGATTCAGATCAACACCTCGGCCAACCAGCCACGGGTACATCCACGGGCGAGGATATTCCTTATGATCCGATCGGTCACACCGCTACAGTTCCCCCTGGGGACCTCTACGAGTGCGAATACGGTGACGTATGATATCAGCCTAACAAA